TAAACGAGGGTCCAGTAGACGGTTGGACCTTTAGGAAGTCTCGCTTTGTAAACAAGTATTCTAATCATGCGTCTGGAACAGCAGTAGATCTTAGGTACGACGTTCTTAAACCAGACGGCAAGCCACATATGAATCAAAGAGAAAAGAAAATTCTAAACAAAATCCTTGATCGTTATAAGACAAAAGATGGTCACAGAATTTTTGCAAATGGTGAATGGTGGAGAAAGCCAGACGGTATGCACACAGAGCTTTCTCAGTCATGGGATCGTGGTGCTAAAAGAAATACTACCTTTAAAGATGTTAAGGAAGTACAAAGGCTACTTGGCATTAAAAAGAATGGCAAGAGAACTAAGTAATTCTATTAGGTATTTTTCTTTTCTCTACCCCTACCAACTGTCCCTTGTGATCTGACTTTATATCTTTTCTTACCCAGGTCATTCCATAGGTATTAAATAGATTACCTTCAGCATCACGTTCTGGCAATCTTTCTGCCAATGATTGGAAGGTTGGATCATCACTAAGATTTAAGTATGCATTATGATACCAGGGCAGATCATAATAGGCTGGAGAATTAACCAACAACATACCAGCAGTTGTCCAATGTTCTTGTATCTTAGGATTATTAGATATTTCTTTGCCTTGTAATCCATAAGCAGGAACATCTACACCAACAAGTGGTCTATCAATTTCAAACATCTTTTCTATAATATCTGCAGTTAATGTAGTATCGGAATCAACGTATAATACAGCATCATAATTTACAACTTCATCTTGTGAAGTCTGCTCTCCCCAATGATGCCCCGACATTGCTCTTCTTCTTTGTGCAAACTCTCTAACTAGATTACGACCAGTTTCAATTCTTATCCATCTATTTGATGATGTAACCTCTTGTTCGTAATCATTTATTGTGTAGGTCCAATACTTTCCGTGTACCTCGTTTAGTGCATCAATAACCTTGGCAAAAGGATCTAGACCACGATGATCTAATTCTAATGCTGCAAAAAAGGTAGCATTATTAAACCTATTCATAATGTCAATTCTATTTTGCAACCATGTCATATCTTCATTACGATCACACTTCCAGCCAACCAGCGGTGTTCCAATAACAAAGTGCTTGCTGTAATCAACTTCTTTAAACATAATTCCTCACATAATCTGAACATATACCTGCAACGCCTGAAAAGCTAGTAACATTATCCCACTCTGGCATTACACTTATAAAGTCTTGACCCACTATATCAGATCCTGGATACCCCCAGACATACCCAGAACTGGTTAGTGTGTATTCGTCTGACACATGAAAAAAGCAATGCATTTCAAGATGTAGGCAAGTCTCAAGAGCTTTTCCATTTTTACAATGAACCCACAAATAATTTTCTCTATCTAGCAAATAGTCTTTAGTAATCAAATAATCAGGGCTATCATGCCCAAAATGTAATTTATTTTTTTGTACCCAAAGATCTACTTCAACATCAAATCCTGATTCTATTGCAGCATCGACATACTCTGGAGAGTTTTCTAAATCTAAATTTGGTCCATCAATATTTCCGCGATGTGCAATAAGAATCATTTATGCCTCTTAAAATGAACATCTGCTTCCTTGCCAACATTGTCTGGAACTATTTTGCAGGTAAAACCACGTTCACAAAGCCAATCACATATGTCATTAACATTGTTGCTTGTATTTTGATAGAGATCAACCGTATAAGATCCCTCGCACTTTCCTTCTTGGACAATATCTATTTTATCTCCAAGACTTTTGAGAACTCTAAAGTCGTTGCCTTGTGCATCTATCCATATATAATCTATAGAATCAATTTCATTATCAATAATAAAATTATCTAATCTAACCTTGTTTACAATACAGGTTTCAGTAACATGAAAGTCTGGCCTATCTAACCATTTTTCATGAATATCATCTGTAAAATCATATAAAGATGAGCATCCCCAATCTCTTGTGCCTGCTATATTAAACTTAGCTTCGCCCTCTTCTTCATCAACTGCGGCATCAACAATATGTACATTAGTATTATTTTTAAACTTATCTTTTAGGTGATCAACCAGTTGTGGTGTAGGCTCAAATGCATAAACCGTTGTGTTTTTGGTTGCAAGTCTTTCTGTATCTGTGCCCCAATTTGCTCCTACTTCTATAACCGTTCTCATTTATAATTCTCCAGGTAGTAATTTAAATCTTCGGGCGTTCCCATGCCCCACATTTTATCAATGTTTTTAATCCTTATTCTTTTATTATCAAGCACCGCTTCATTGAAAACGGGGCATACATAAAACTCGTTATTAGTTCTAATATTCTTGTCAATCATTTGCTCTGCGTACTTTACATAGTCAGATCCGTGCTTCCAATAGTAAACTCCAACGGTAGCAATATCTGAAATAGGATTCTTTTCTGCCACCTCAATAACAAATCCATCATCTCCTAGCTTTGCATAAGACCACTTAGGATGAGTAGACTTAAATGTCATTATTCCACCGTCAACTTCCGATGCTGTAAAAGCATACATAGCCTCATTAGCATCCCATTCCATAACCTGATCAGAGTTAGCAATCATGAGAGGTTTGTCATCATTAATAAGTTCTTTTGCAAGAAGTGTTGTACATGCTGCACCTTCTGTTACACCCTCAACCTGAATGATATCGCAACCTGGGGCTATAAGATTAAGAACCTGTTTTAGATTGTATTTCTCATAGTGTTCTTTCTGCACCAAGAAAATATAATGTGCATCTATGTTAAGATTTTCTACAACAACCTGAATCATTGGCTTACCATGAGCCTCAATCAAGGGCTTGGGGAATGTGTACCCTGCCTGTGCGAATCTTGAGCCTGCACCAGCCATTGGAATAAGGACATTCATTTCTTTATTAATCCATGGTATGGTCATGTGACCGTCTACCTCATCTATCATAGCCATAAACCTTTCATATTTAAGATCGTGAGAATCTTTTACTGGATATAGTGTAGCACCAGATGACTTCGCTGCCTCTCTTCCAACATGCGAATCCTCAACTATAATTGTATCTCTGGGATATGCATCAAGTGCCACCATGCATTTCCAATACATTTCTGGAAAAGGCTTAGGATATTTTACATCTTCATTGCTAACAACATAATCGACCATATGTAAAACTCCGATAGCATTAAGAGCCGTTCTTACTGTATCTCTAATGCTATTGCTTGCTACCGCTACTTTGTATCCTCGTATTTTTAATTCTGAAATAATAGCGATTGCAGTTTTGTTATATGGAAAGTCTTCTACAAGTCTGAGCGTTTCTCTTTGCTTTTCTTGCCAGATAGTTTCATGAGTAGTCTCTGGTAAACCCTTATGATCTGTTAGCATTTGTAACTTTTTGTTTGTGCTTAGACCGTCGTATTTAGAATGATGCTCTTCTGTAGAAATACAATATTTTTTATCTATCATAGCAAGAGCGTTATTCAGAGCATCAAAATGAAGTTCCCTGGAATCTAAAAGAACACCATCTAAGTCAAATATAACTAGCTTATTCATCTTTGTGGCCCCGCATGTCTATGCCATTTATTATGTCTAACAATAGCTTTGCCGTTACACTTCATTTCATACTTATTACGAACCCGCATTGACCATTCAACATCTTCTTCTTCATTCCAAACCCGTGACTCGTCTAATGGTTCTTCTAACATCACATGACGCTTAACAATAAAAAATCCTCCAGAAATATACATATACTGTGTCTGTGACCAGTCATCGTATTTTAATGACCATGCTCTGCCATAACCAGGCTTATCCCACAAAGACCAGTCCATAGGATTACGAGATCCAGTAATTAAGTATTGTGGACAAGAACAAATATCCCAATCTGTTCCAAAGGATTTAAAAGATTCGTACCAATTTGGATCAAAGATATGATAATCATGCATCAAAACGATATTGTCGTACTTGGCATTTTGAACAAGAATATTCTTTTTACGAGTAATCCACTTGGGCTTTACCTCTTCATCAAAATCTATTTTACGAATGTTGTCGCCTTCAATTCCCTGGCTGTCTCCACCACCAACAAAAAGAATTTCATATTCTGGAATATTGAGATTACGAATAGACTGAATTATTTCTTGAAGACGGTTTTTGTCTTCATATACTGTGATAATGCCAAAGGTAAAGGGTATGTCAGTCATCGTCTTCCGAATCTAATTCATATATGTCTATCATTTCATCAAGAGATAGGTATTCTTCTAGTGGATCAAGATCTAGTAGATCACATAGGTTATGCCATGTTTCTTCAATTACTCTTGTGCCCTCTTCTGTAAGATCAGCTAATTTGTATACTACTGACTGCGCTAATGGCAACCCTAAGTCATTATAAATTACAAGGTCAGAGAAGAATTCTCTATCTAGTTCTCCAACTGTAAAGTCTCTAGAAAACTCTTCCAATATCATGCACTTAAGTTCAAGATCCATTTTTTATCTCCCTGTCTATTCTACCAAGTAATTCAGAGAATATTACCACAAATTCTTCTTTTGTGAGGAATCCATCTAATGGGTCCCCGACTGGCCCTACTTCATAAAAGTCTTTATTTGCTACTGGATCTTCTTTAGATAAAGATAGGGAGGCGGTTCCCCATCTATACCTAAAATAAAAATTGTAATCTTTGTATTTACCTTCCGCTTGTACAGGACAAGCACCGCCTGCGGAAAAAAATGAAACGCCAGGAACAGAAACATCGTCTACTCCCCAAGAAATAAATTCTCTAAGAGAAAAGATATTAATAAGGTCTTTTATTGCTTCCTCGCGTTCAGACATTTTACCAAGGGTTGTCTAGGTCTGGCTCTACTTTTGTAGAATTGCTGCCATTAAACATAATTGATGCACCAATATCAGATGCTTCAATCTCGTAGGCATAGCCCTTAGAGCCGTCATTACGCTCAAAAGAGCGTCCCTTGAGCTTTCCATGGACAATTACCTTCTGACCCTTCTTAAGAGACTCAGATCCCTCTGCAAGCCTACGCCAGCAGGCAACGTCAATGTAGGTGGTGTCTCCGTCCTTCCATTGACCACTACCATCCTTGATGCGTTCATTACTAGCAATACGCAACTTAGATAGCTTGTGTCCAGCAACTGTCTTAAGTTCTGGATCAGCAACCAAATTTCCAACTACCGTAATCATACTCATGTTATTCCTTTTCCTCGTACTTTCTTATTAGTGGGCAGGTTGTTACCCGTATCAATGACAGGATCAAGTGTGACCCTGACACCAAACCTTTCTATTATAGACTTAATCTTGTCTAAATGCAAGATGCAATCAAGTCTTTCTTTTTCATTGTAGTACTCCCATTGGCTTTCATAGAATCTAATGCCAATGAATTGGTGACCACCCATATCATATTCAACAATGTCTATTACAAACTCATGCGGTGGCTTTATTGACTTTACCGCAGACTTCATTTGTGGGGTATATATCATTCTACCTCCATTGTTAGGAATTTCCAAATATCAAACCATTCTTCTTGTTTTTTGTGATTATTAAATTCTTTTGATATTTTTCCTTTTTCAAAGTACACCCCGCCCCAAACACCCCACTCTTGCCTGCTTACGCCAGAAGCTAGACACTCCCTTTGGACGGGGCAAGATTTACATAAGGAGTCTATACCATTACGAAACTCAATATCCTCTTCATATCTATCAAAGAAGTAGTTTGTGTTCATGTCTAGGCATCTAGCCCTATTTTGCCATTGCTTACTCATGATACCATCGAATCTGGAATGTTCCATCCATCAGGTTCACAAGCAAAAATAAGTCTTTTATACCATTTTTGAGTTGTTTGATCAAAAACCCCTATATGTAAAAACTCTGCATAATCGTCTTGAACAAGACACTGTATGTCCCATCCATCCCAGGATAGGTGGGAACTTTCTTCTACTATTCTTTCTGCTTCACTTAGGCTCGTTACTATCATAATATTTCATCTTTCCTGTTACTGTGTATACGAACATTATCATTGCTATTTCAAGA